AAGAAGATCATGTTGGAACATATACTGTACAACAAGGTGACACTATGTTCAGTATCGCAAAAAGATTTATGCAAAACGAACTTAAAGGCATGGACGTCGAAGAAGCAATACAACACATTGCAGAGATTAACAATATAGATGATCCAAGCAAAATCCAACCAGGTATGAAACTAGAAATAGGATATACAATTGGAGGAATAGATGGAGATCCTACAACAGGAGAACCAATTACAAGAGGAATTCCACCGCACGATGGCACAGACGAGTCAAGTGAACTGGATGATTTGAAAAGAATGGCTGGACTAGCTATTTAATTCAAAAAACTAGCAGAAAAAGGTTGACTTCTGCTAAATATTATCGTATAGTACATAATGTGCTATATGATTTTTAGGCACAATGCAATAGGCAATATATAAGGAGGCAAAACTATGGCATCATTAGCTGAAATAAGAGCAAAACTAAAAGAGCAAGAATCACGCACAAGCGGTGGTTCAACAAGCGGCGGCGACAACGCAATTTTCCCATTTTGGAATATGAAAGAAGGAGAGACAAGTACTCTACGCTTCTTACCTGATGGAGATGAGTCAAACACTTTCTTTTGGAAAGAACGTTTGATGATCAAACTTCCATTTGCAGGCGTAAAAGGTGAAACTGATTCACGCCCTGTACAGGTACAAATTCCATGTATGGAAATGTATGGTGAAACATGCGATATCTTAAATGAGGTACGTGCATGGTTTAAAGATCCAAGTCTTGAAGACATGGGTCGTAAGTATTGGAAGAAACGTTCATACGTATTCCAAGGCTTTGTAACTGATTCACCACTACAAGAAGATAGAACTCCGGAAAATCCAATCCGTAGATTTATTATTGGTCCACAAATTTTCCAAATTATCAAAGCGGCATTAATGGATCCAGACATGGAAGAACTACCAACAGATTATACTGCTGGTGTAGACTTCCGTCTTGCAAAAACAACCAAAGGTGGTTATGCAGACTATTCAACATCAAACTGGGCTCGTAGAGAGCGTCCACTTGGTGATGCAGAAATGCAAGCAGTAAACACGCATAGTTTGTTTAACTTGAGCGACTTCTTACCTAAAAAACCTACTGATGTAGAACTTAAGGTTATGAAGGAGATGTTTGAAGCAAGTGTCGATGGCGAGGCTTATGATGCTGAACGTTTTGGACAGTATTTCCGTCCAGCGGGTATGGCAGCACGTACAGGTGATCCAAATGTATCATCTTCAAACGGCACTGCAACTTCAAGAACAGAAGCGCCAGCAGCAACTCCAGCACCAGCTGTAGAAACTGCTCCAGCACCACAACCAGAAGCAACTCCAGCACCAGCAGCTGAGTCAGCATCTGCAGAAAGTGGCAATGCGCAAGACATTCTTGCAATGATCCGTTCAAGACAAAGTAACTAATAGCACAGGGAGGGAGCAATCCCTCCCATTTATTTGATAAGGAGATACTATGGCTAAATCGTTTGATCCGAGCAAGTTTCGGACACAACTAACAAAATCTATTTCAGGTATGAGTGCAGGATTTAATGATCCCACTGATTGGATTTCAACAGGTAACTATGCACTCAACTATCTTATCTCAGGTGACTTCCACAAAGGTGTACCTATGGGTAAGGTGACTGTGTTTGCAGGTGAATCTGGTGCAGGTAAAAGTTATATCTGTGCAGGGAACATTGTAAAAGCAGCACAGGATCAAGGCATCTTTGTTGTACTAATTGACTCAGAGAATGCACTTGATGAAAGTTGGCTACATGCACTTGATGTAGACACATCAGAAGAAAAACTACTTAAACTTAACATGTCAATGATTGATGATGTAGCAAAAACTATTTCAACATTTATGACAGACTACAAAGCAATGGACGAAGAAGATCGTCCTAAGGTACTATTTGTTATTGACAGTTTGGGTATGTTGCTAACACCTACAGATGTAGATCAATTTAACAAGGGTGATATGAAAGGCGATATGGGTCGTAAGCCTAAAGCACTAACATCACTAGTACGTAATACTGTGAACATGATTGGTAGTCACAATGTAGGACTTGTATGCACTAACCATACATATGCATCACAGGATATGTTTGATCCAGATGATAAAATATCAGGTGGTCAAGGCTTTATCTATGCATCAAGTATTGTAGTTGCAATGAAGAAGTTGAAACTAAAAGAAGATGAAGACGGTAACAAAATTAGCGAAGTGCGTGGTATTCGTGCAGGTTGTAAAGTTATGAAAACACGTTATGCTAAACCGTTTGAAGGTGTACAAGTTAAGATTCCATACGAAACAGGTATGAATCCATATAGTGGACTTGTAGAACTTTTTGAAAAGAAAGGTGTGTTATCTAAAGACGGCAACAGACTAAAATACACTGATTCAAAAGGTGAAGAACACAAAGAATATCGTAAAAACTGGATAGGCGAATTGCTCGATATGGTAATGTCAGATCATGTTAATATTACTAATGAAAAGGTAAATATCCAAGACGACATAGAAGAACCAATCGAGGAGCCTGTTAATGGATGAAGCACAAATTGTTGATATTTGGACAGTATTTAAGGATAACATTGACAAGAAAAATATTGAAGTTGTTGCAGAACGCTACGTTGAAGTCTGTGCGGATTATGGCGCAGACGATGAACATTTTAAAAACGCACTGGGCAACTGTAATGATCTTGACAATGCAATTAACTACTATCTTGATGTTGATAATGACTCATACGATGACGAAGAAGAGGACTGGTAATGGGTTGGTATAGTGAGATATCACGAGATATTTCTAAGATTCCAGACGCAGTAGCTCACTTTGAGTTAGAACTTTCTGAAGCTCGTAAGGAAGTAAAACTACACGGCAATGTAGAACGAGCCGCGGCAGAAATGCCCGGCATTGTCGAACACCGCTTTAACCAATTGCAAGAGATTGAAGCAATCCTAAACTATCTAAACATTGAGCTACGCAGGTTGCGTAGTTCATTTTTCAAAAAGTATCTTGAAAACTATCAACGAGCTCTGTCAAGCCGTGACGTTGAAAAATACGTTGACGGCGAGGCAGACGTTGTTGATTATGAAAAGATAATTAATGAATTTGCACTAATGCGGAACAAATGGTTAGGTGTTCTAAAAGCACTAGACCAGAAGCAATGGCAGATAACTAATGTAGTTAAATTGCGTGTGGCGGGCATGGAAGATGCAACGTTATAACATATTAGTTGGGTGCGATCAAACTTACTATGATGACTGGGCAATTCATTTAGTCCGTAGCATTAAATATTTTAATCCTTGGATTACCTGTCATGTACATATTGTAAACCCCGTACATATAGAAAAAGTTGAAGGTGTTCAATACACAACTGAACATAGAACTTTTCCTAATGATACAGTAAAAATAGGTTACCTTCAAAGTGTAAGATTTTTGAAAGTAGCAGAAAAATTTACAGATAAAGATCTAGTAATGACGCTAGACGCAGATACTATTTGCACTCGTCAAACAACACCTGAGAAATTTAAAGAAGTAGCAAATAGAATTACAGTACTTAGACATCTAAAAGATCATCACTGGTTAGCAGGATTAGTAACTTTTGGATATCCTGGCTTTAAAAAAGAATTTGCAAAGCGATTATTAGCAAAACCTATTGACGAATGGGCACCATTTCACGATCAAAATGTTTTAGATAGTTTAAGCAAAGATTTTGTGTTTGCCGAACAGCCTCCAAGATTATATTGGATGAGCATAGGAAAAAACGGAAATCAAAGTGTGTTTCTTACTTTAAAGGGTAGGCAAAAAGAAAAAGATAAGTATCTAAGCACTTACAAAAAATTTATAGTTAAGGATATTTAATGTTAGAAGAACATCTCGGCGGCCATAACGGACTTACACATTTAGACGAAGGAGCACTGGACTGGTTTAAAACTCTAGGACATAAGACTTATTTAGACATAGGTTGTGGTCCTGGCGGTATGGTACAACTTGCTGAACAAAAAGGCTTTTCTGTGTTAGGTATTGACGGAGACTATACTTTGGACCGTTATGATAGTTCAAAGTTTTTAATACATGATTTTACATTAGGTCCTGCACCAATTGATAGAATATTTGATATTGGTTGGAGTGTTGAATTTGTAGAACATGTATATGAAAAATATATTCCTAACTATGTTCAAGCAATGCAGAAATGCAAGAACCTTGTTATAACACATGCGGTCGTTGGCCAAACAGGATACCATCATGTAAATTGCCAAGACCCGCCATATTGGATCGACACTATGAAGAAATACGGTTTTCGATTAGATCAAAATCTAACTAATCAATTACGTAGTGTTTCTACAATGGGTAAAAAGAAAAAACATAGATTTTTAGAAAAAACAGGAATGTATTTTGTAAATGAAAAAATCTGAACCATTAATAGTTGCAATAAAAGATG